TGGAGCGGTTAGTCCCAAGGGAGCAGTTGGACTTATGCAGGTGAAACCTTCGACGGCTGAGTGGATGGCAAAGAAAGAAGGTCGGCCTACAGGCAACCTTTCCGACCCAACAGAGAACATCCTCGCTGGGATGAGTTACCTGAGTTACCTGAAGCGAAAGTTCGGCGGGATTACTCCAGCGCTTCATGCTTACAGCTTAGGTCCAACAGCCTACATCCAGGGAGAGCGCAACCCAGGCTACGTGAAGAGCATTCTAGGTGAGGGGATTTAATGGGAACTGAGAATGTTCAAAATTCGAACATCGACTCTGGGCCGACGAATGGGCTGAGAGTTCCAAAGAACTATCGTGCGAATCTGGAATGGAGGGGGAATTTGCTGAAGAAGGCTCAGGGAGATCCGCTTTTTCAGCTGAAGGTGAGGGAGCTCTATGAAAGAGATCCGATCTTTGCCTTTAATGCATTCTTTTGGACTTACGATCCTCGTAAGCGCCCTCTCCATCATCAACCGTTTCTGACTTATGACTATGAGGATGAACTGATTCTGGAACTAAAGGAGAGTATTGAAAGTGGCCAAGATACTGTCATTGACAAATCCAGGGACATGGGAATCACTTGGGTGGTATTGGAACTGTTTGAGTGGTTCTGGAGCAAGAGGACTGGGGGCTTTGACTTTCTGGTTGGTTCAAGAATCGCAGATTATGTTGACAAGAAGGGGGACCCGAGGACACACTTTGAACGGCTTAGGTATAACCTGTACAGGCTGCCAAAGTGGCTTAGACCGATGGGATTTGATCGAGGGAAACACGATAACTTTATGAAGCTTGTCAATCCGGAGACTGGGAGTGCAATCACGGGAGAAAGCAACAACGCTAACTTCAGCACCCAAGGGAGGTACGCTGGTGTCTTCTTTGATGAGTTTGCTAAGTGGGAGATTACTGACGCGAAGGCTTGGATGTCGGCTGGAGATGCAACACCTTGTAGAATTGCAGGATCGACGCCTTTTGGAGCAGGAGGACAGTTCTACAGGCTGGCAGTGGGAGGAGAAAGTGGGATTAAGAAGCTTAGGTACCACTGGAGCCAACATCCAACGAAAAGCCTGGGACTGAACTGTGTGTGGCCGACTCCGAATGATGGGGACAGAGGGAGGATGAAGGAAGACTTCAAGGCGATTGAAAAGCTGACAAGCCCTTGGTATGAGAAGGAGTGCTTTAGGCGGACTGCAGCGGAGATTGCACAAGAGTTGGATATTGATTACGTAGGTGCAGGCAACCCGGTCTTCGACGGAAGGGCAATGGATAGTCTGAAATTCTACCTGGGGGTGAAAGATGCAAGCAAAGAATGGTTCAAAATTGATATCGAAGGACTCAAAGCTGAGTCCGCGGCTGCTCCAATTGATGAAGAAGGCTTTCTTGTTATGTACTCCGGAAGGGAGAGATCTCACAGGTATACCCTGGGAGTCGATGTCGTTGAAGGAGTTGAAGGAGGCGACTTTGCCTGGGTCCTCGTGTTTGATAGAATTTCCAAGGAAGTCTCAGCCGTCTATTATAGTAGAGTGGATGAGATAGGATTGGCAAGAGTGACTCGGACTATTGCTGATCTGTACTCGACTGAACCCAACGGGATTGATGCTCCATGGGTTGGAGTAGAGACGACTGGACCTGGGCTGGCTACGTTTGATAAGTGCATGGAACTGGGGATGAATAATCTGTTTATGACACCAAGGTATGATGTTGTAAATGGGGGAGTGAGTTTCAGGAAGGGCTGGAGGACAGATCAGGCGAGTAAGAATGAGTTGATCAGTGGAGTGCGCGAATATCTGATTGAGCGGAGAGGGAAGTTGAACAGCCTAAGACTCGTTGGTGAGCTTATGACCTTTGTGAGAACCAAGAGCGGAAAGGCTGAAGCAAAGTCCAGCTGCCATGATGATGGGGTTATGAGCTTTGGGATTGCCCTTCAAGTTGACATTCTCGCACCGATGGATGAAGATGTGCTTGAGAAGGTTAGAAAGGAAGAAGCTCGGACGATGAGCAGTTGGGTGGGTCAGCCGCTGAAGGCTGATGAGACCCCGGCGATGACACTGGAGGAACGGTGTTTCGCTCATGCGGTGGGGAAGAAACTCGAGCGAGCGGAGAGGCAGGAAGATCTCTGGGGGCAGATTGGTGGGGAAGAGGCTGATGAATGGTAAGGAGGTGAGCAACAATGCCTAAGGCATTTGATGCTTGTGTGGCTGGAGGAGGGAAGGTAAGGACGAAGAAGGTGGGGCAGAATAAGTATATTCATATCTGTGTGCCTAAGGGTGGAGGAGACTCTGTTGGAGGGGAAGTGAAAACGAAGAAAGGAGTGAAGAAATGAAAGAGGAGCGATGTTTGACTTTGGGGATGCTGGAAAAGGCTTTTGATTTGACGGCAAAGAAGAGTGAGACTGCGCCGACTTATACATTGCCGGTAAGTCGAGGGCAAAAGAGATTTCTGGAATGCACATGGAACGAAGCAATAGAAAGGAGAGCAAATGAATTGGTGGGAAGATCCGAAGGCATGTGAAGAGCTGAAGAAAAGGCTGGAGGAACCTATAGCAGAGGAATATGCGATTTCTTTCTGGACTAAGGTTCACCACAACGAGAATATAATCAATAGGATTGAAAGGAGCGAGTATGAGCTGGAAAAAGGAGCTGTTGAAGGGATTGGTTGAAGTGAAGTCGGAGCTTGCAAGGCAGCAAGGGATCATCGCGGTCTATGATCAGATGACTACTCGACAACAAGCGACGATTGAAAGGTTGCTTGACCGGATTATGGCAGGAAGTTTTAGGGAGTTTAAGCAGGCAGAAGCTGCGAGTCCAGAATTGACTCAATGGGACGCCGAAAAGTTCTACAATCCGCTTGCGGATGAGAATCTGGCTGGGATGGCTATGAGGGTTGATGATGGCAGTGAAGACAAAGAAGTGGATTAAGGATCAGGGAGCTCGGGGGAAGGGCTCAGGGAATAAGGTTGACGAAGAACTCTGGCCGATGATTGAGGAGAAGTTTGAGACAGGGCTGGAACTGAGGAGACCTTTCGAGGAGAGATGGATTATTAACCTGAGCTTCCTGAGCAATCAACAGTATGCTTTCTACAATCAGACTGCTGGGATGGTGCAACAGTTGCTGAAGGCTAAGGGAAGGGTGAGGATTGTAGATAATAAGATTCTCCCTAGGTTCCGCAAGCAGGTTAGTCGGCTGATCCGTAACAATCCTCGGATGAGTGTAGTCCCGAATAGCTCGGCGCAGAAGGATCTCAAGGCTGCCAAGACTGGGGATAAAGCAATCAAGGCCTGGTGGAGAAATCGCCAGATGAAGAAGAAGGTTCGGGAGCTGGCTGGGTGGATCTATGGCTGTGGGAATGGCTTCCTGGACGATCGCTGGGATTCGAAACTGGGACCAGTACAGTTTGATGGAAAGACTGGGCAGTTGGTCTATCTGGGAGATGCAGAATGCTCTGTGTGGAGTCCATTTGAGGTTCTCGTTCCAAGTGGAGGGCTTGGAGACACTGATTTACACAAACTGCCCTGGCTCATCAAGATGAAATACAGACCAATTGAGTGGTTTGTAGGGAACTATCCGGAAAGGGGAGCTGAAGTTGCACCAGAAACTAAGCCGATGCCGTATATTGATACCTCTACGCTTATGGGCGTAGCTGGAACGGGTAGAGCACAGTCACTTGAAGGGGCAACGGAGATTCAGTTGTACATTCAACCGACTCCGGAGTACCCAAAGGGTCTGTATGTCGCAGCGGCTAATGGGATTGTGCTGGCACAGCAGGATTATCCGTTCAACTACTACCATATGGAGCAGTTCAAGGATCTGGAGATCCCTGGAGTCTTTTGGGGACTCTCGACCACTGAAGTTGCGATTTGGCTACAGAAGGTATGGAACCGCACGATTAGTGACATCGCCGAGTACAATCGGGTTATGGCTCGAGGGAAGTGGCTCATGCCGAGAGGGTGCAACGTTGAGATGTCTCCGGATGACACTCATGGGGAACAGATAAAATACACTCCAGTGCTTGGGCACAAGCCGGAGATGCTGGATGTGAAGGGACTGCCAGAGACGTATCAGCAGGTTCTCAATGTAATTAGCAACAGCTTCATGGAACTGTACTTTCAGCATGAGGTAACCTCGGGGACAAATCGGTCAGACATTCGCTCAGGGGATATGGTGAGCCTTCTGCTGGAACAGGACGATGCAGGGAATATCCCGACTCACGCAGTGTTTGAAGAGAGTCTGGAAGCTGTAATGAAACGAATCCTTGGACGGATTCAAAAAGGCTACCAGAGCGAAAGAATGCTTAGTGTTGTCGGTGGAGTAGGGAAGGAAATCGAGGTGTTTGCTTTCAAGGGAGCAGACCTACAGGATAACACTGAGGTCTATGT